GATGGTTCATTTAAAGCCAATATTTCCCGTGGAGGTCAAGGGGAAGCATACGATGTGGATGACGAATTGGAAATGCTTAGTATTCAAGTTGCAAAAGCTCTTGATCTTGATATTGCTGGTGTTGATTTATTATTTCACATTGACGGATACCGAATCTGTGAAGCAAACTCCTCACCAGGATTTGAAGGATTTGAAAAAGCATTAGATATTAATGTTCCCCAAAAAGTTTTTGACTATGCTAAACTCAGATGTGGAGGATAAACTAGAAGACCTTTACAAACAGGATAAAAATTGATATACTAAGAGGGTTACCACCCTCTTTTTTTATGATTGAGTTTCAAAGTGAAGTCCAAGATATCATCGAAACACTAGGATGGGATGAAGGTGATGATATTGTTGTCGAAATTGGCGGCACTGTTGTCAGTGGCATTCATCAAGGTGAGAACTATAATAAAAAGTGGGCGACACCATTTGGTGTTCGTAAGTACAACAAAGATGCATTTATTGTCATCAGTAACAACTCTCGTAGGGATTTGAGTAAGTCTCAACCTATGGATCGTGAACACAAACCACAGCATCCTTACACACCAGTTACCAGACCGGATCACAATACTAAATAAATTTCAAGTCAACAGAGACTATGACCTTTACGATTTATTCAAAAGATAATTGCCAATACTGCACAAAGATTGAACAGTTGATGCAATTTACAGAGGTTAAATATGTTGTCTATAAATTAGACAGAGATTTTACCAAAGAAGCATTTCATGATGAGTATGGTGAGAAAGCCACCTTCCCCCAAGTAACCTATGGTTCCCAAACTATTGGTGGGTGTGCCGACACTATTAAGTTTTTGAGAGAACAAAAACAGTTACCAGAGGAATGAAAGAACTTTGCTACCTTGTAGAAACCGCTATTGATTATGCATTCAAAGATAAGTTCGTATTGAACATGTATCTGTATGCAAAATCTGCTCAGTTGACCAAGAAAGACATGACTCAGTTTATTCAAAGTTCTACTGCTGCTGAACTTAGTGATCTCTGTCTTGAACTTGACGAGTATATCAAAGGTGGTTCAGACAATGAGCACAAACAAATTCGTGAGGGGTATGGACATATTCCAAAATCACGTGCTCGTAAGATTAGAAACTATCTTTATGGAATTTTAGAGGATGCTTTACGCTATGAAAGAGATAAACGACCTGGCCGTAAGAGAGGATCCTGATCTACAAATAAATAAGGGCGTGGAGTTGATGCTCCGAAACAAAAATAAGAAGGAGGGATCAAAGATTTTTCAGATAAAATTTGGGAAAATGATATCTCTATTCCGTAGAGAACTTCATGTGTGCCTAGATTTTTCACTAGATGTAAAAAAGAAGGAGTAGAAACATGGTTGCCACGATCTTGACAATTAGTTCATTAGTCTCTATAATGTTCTTCTTCGTCGGAGGTATGGTTGGATGGCTAGCAAAAGAGCACGTCATCAAAACAACTCCCTATCATCCAGATACTGTTAATTTGCATCCTGAATTCTTTGACGAAAATGGCAATGTACTTCCAGATGAAGTTATTGCAGTGAGATTTGAAAATGCCGACGACTACTATGACAACGAAGACAACTAAGAAGAGTTCAGTTCCTTCTCCCAAGTTAACTGATCTCCCACCTAATCCATTCCAAAATGAAATTCTAGATCTTGTTTCTAAGGCAAGAACCCGCGCAAAAAAAGTTGAGCTTCTGAAACTGCACCGCAATGAAGCTCTTGTGTCTTTGCTGATTTGGAACTTTGATGATACTGTCATCTCTATGCTTCCAGAAGGCACTGTTCCATACAAGCCTAACGAAGCACCTAAGGGAACAGAACACACCTCTCTGAGGAGCGAGCAGAGGAGTTTCTACAACTTTGTGAGGGGGGGAAACGATAGACTCTCCAAGACCAGACGAGAACTGATCTTTATTCAGATTCTGGAAGGTCTCCATCCCGAAGAAGCTGATCTATTGATCCTAGTAAAAGACAAGGCTCTGATCAACCGTTACAATGTTAATCGTGGTCATGTTGAAGAAGCATATCCAGACATCCAATGGGGCGGTCGTTCATGATGGGAATGATTACACTCATCCATCAAGACTGTGATCCAACACTAGCATCCGATAAGGGTCTTCCTACAAATTCTTTTTTAGTAAAGTATAATGTGGAGGGGACCCTCACTCATGATATTGTGATGGCAAACAAAGCAGTCGATATCTTTGATGAGTATTACGATAAGTATAAGAAAGATTTCCTCAGGTTTGATCAGACAGAAGGAAGACTCAGACCTAATTTATATGGAGTAAAACCAAAAAAAGAGGAGAAAAAGAAAAGACGATGACTGATGAAGAGCTGAGAGCACAGATTGAACTGTTGATTCGTGATGAAATTCAAGAGGTCATCAACTCCTATGTTGAAGAACAAAATAAAAGTTCTCCTGAGGGTGAACTTGGTTTCATCACTCCTGACGAACAGAAGGAGATGACAGTGAAGATTAAGAATGTAGAGATCGATAAACTCATGAAGGAGTATAAGCAGATTAAGAAGGAAGAGAAGTCAAATATATCTGAGATTAAGAAACTGGGTCTCGTAGACAAATTTGGCAATCCACTTGACTAAATAAGAAATGAGGTCTATAATAGACCTATCGTTCATCCGAGAGATCGGACGCAAGTAAGTCGCGGAACGGAGTCGTTCATCCCATGATTGAATTTCTTCTATATTCATCACTCAGTTGTTCTGATGCCGATAGCATTATGCTACGGATAAAGAGAAACGAAAATCTTAGCAATAAAGTTATGATTGAGTTAGTAGAAACCGTAAAGGAATCTACACCTGAGTGCTATTGGGACGCACACGATTGAAGGAACGGGAAAACACGGATCCTGCGAAAGCAGAGAAGGTTAATTTTCACCCAACTTTCAGGAGTAAATTCATGACTACTATTACTTACAGAGGTCAGCAGTACGATAAAGAGGCGTACAAAGCCAGTGTGTTGGAGCAAGCAACGCAACAACGCAACCACAATCTAATGTATCGTGGTATTAAGATCGAACGTAAGTTCGCATCTAAGAGCTGATTGTTACGGGAGGTTTCATAACCTCCCTTTTTTTGTAAATTATTACGGAAACTTCATTAAGTTAGCATACGCTGACTAAATATTAATAGAATTGGAGAGTTAATGAACTAAAATCATTATTACCGTTCTATATGGAGAATTATTATGCATAATCTATTATCGTACAACCAACTAGCAGGATGGAAACAGTCCGTTGACAAATTATCAAAGACCTTAGATAAGACCATGGAAGAATCGGATCTTATCAATGACTACTACGATTGTTTGATTGAATGTGATGAAAATCAATCTAAATGTAAGCGTATTTGTAGGAGCGTTCTAGCTTAGTCCATAAACAATTAAACCGAAAGGTGAGGAGGGTTGCTACCCTCCTTTTTTAATGCTATAATATAATCTACGATCTACTTTTTTATGGATAAGGAAACGCTTAAACTGATCGTCAAAAATCTAAAATCTTTGATCAATGTTCTAGAATCAGAGGTGTATTCTGATGCGGAATCATATAAATATCAAGAGGACTCTTCCGAGATTGGTGATTATGATGAGGTGTTTTATGAGGGAGATGATAGTGTGTAGTTCTAATGAAAGACAAGAAAGCAGCTAAAAAACTGATTAAGCGGTTTAAAAAGCATCCTGATTGGTATACACAGGAAGAAGTATTGTATGCTAAACTTATTAAAAAAGAATTGAAACATAATGAATGCACGACTGATCACAGCGACTCCTGATGCCGAAAAAACTATGGCATATGTTGCCAGAGTTTCTAATCCAAACAATCAAGACAATGAAAAATATGCAGGACTTCTAGGTTACTGCATCAAGCATCACCATTGGTCTGTGTTTGAGCAAGCATACATGACACTGGAACTGACTACCACCAGAGGGTTGGCAGCTCAGGTTCTACGTCACCGTTCATTTACATACCAAGAATTTTCACAACGCTATGCTGATAGTTCCTTATTGGCACCACAGATCCCTGTTCCGAAACTGCGAAGGCAAGATAAAAAGAATCGTCAGAATTCTACGGACGATTTGGATGACTTTCATAAGCAAGAGTTTGAGATAGCTATTGAAAGGCACTTTGCTTCTGCGATGGATCTATATCAAACCATGCTTGATCATGGAGTGGCAAAGGAGTGTGCTCGTTTTGTCCTCCCTTTGGCAGTACCAACAAAAATCTATATGACAGGCTCATGTAGGTCATGGATCCATTATATCCAATTGCGAACAGCAAATGGTACACAACAAGAGCACATGGACCTTGCTAATGATTGTAAGAAAATCTTTATTGAACAGTATCCTACTGTTGCAGAAGCATTAGAATGGAAGTAATCGATAATTTTTTACCAAGGGATATTCACGAAGAATTGGTAGAACGTTTATGTTTCAACTCGAACATGCCATTATACTTTCAACAATGGGTATCTCATCCACCAGAATTAGAAACGAATAATGAACTGTGGAATTGGTATGCCACTCATGAGTTCTACAATCATGATAGACCCATGAGTGAATACTGTTCAAAGATGGTTATCACCTTCGGTGACAGGATTCCTAATCTTAAATCTCTCATGAGGATTAAATTAAATTTCTATCCACATACAGAGACTTTGAGAGAACATGGACAGCATGTTGATTATGACTTTCCATCCCATGCTGCCATCTATTCACTGAATACTTGTAACGGTTTTACCAGATTGCAAGATGGAACAAAGGTAGATAGTATAGCAAATAGATTACTAATCTTTGATGGTAGTGAAATGCATAACTCATCTACTACAACAGATCAAAAAGGTAGGTACAATATTAATTTCAACTACCTTTAATAAATATTCACACATTATGTAAATTTATGGCAACGTATCCTGTAAAAAACAAAGAAACTGGCGAGACAAAAGATGTTGTAATGAGCGTACATGCATGGGATGATTGGATCAAAGAGAATCCTGACTGGGAAAGGTACTACACACCAGATAATGCTCCTGGGTTTGGTGAGGTAGGAGAGTGGAAAGATAAACTTAGGGTTACTAAACCTGGTTGGAATGAAGTCCTATCAAAAGTACAGAAAGCACCTTCGGCCCTTCAAACATTTAAACTTTAAGTCTTAATTATGCCTAGAAGAAAGAAAACGGATGATCCAATTGGAGTAGGTCTAACTGCAAAGCAAATGCGTCGTAAGAAACCACTTAACACGGATCTACTGGTTGATATTGAACCACTCACAGATAATCAAGAAAGATTTTTTGCTGATTACAAATCAGGTAAGCATCTGTTTGCATATGGATGTGCAGGTACAGGTAAGACATTCATTGCCCTCTATAATGCCCTGAGAGAGGTTCTTTCTGGCGAAACACAGTACGAGAAGATCTACATCGTTAGGTCTCTTGTAGCGACCAGAGAGATTGGTTTCCTGCCTGGTGATCATGAAGACAAGTCATCTCTTTATCAGATTCCTTACAAGAATATGGTAAAATATATGTTCGAGTTGCCATCTGAATCCGATTTCGAGATGCTGTATGGCAATTTGAAAACCCAAGGCACCGTTAGTTTTTGGTCCACGTCATTCATTCGTGGTACTACCTTTGATAATGCTATTGTGATTGTTGATGAGTGCCAGAACCTCAACTTCCACGAACTTGATTCTATTATTACTCGCATTGGTGAGAATAGTAAGATCTTATTCTGTGGTGATGGGGTTCAATCCGATCTGACTAAGACTCATGAGAGAAATGGGATCTCCGATTTCACTCGTATCCTTACAAAAATGGAATCGTTCTCTCTGATTGAATTTGGTATCGAAGATATCGTTCGTTCTGGTCTGGTCAAAGAATACATCCTCGCTAAGAACGCAATTGGTTTAGTATGACCTTCATTCATAATAATTATCTCGGTGACATTGAACTCAACAAAAAAGAAACACCCGGTTGCAGACTATATCAAGTCCCAAATGGCGACTGGGTTCCTTCTATTACTTCTGTCACTTCTTTCTATAATCGCGAGATTTTTGTCAAGTGGCGCAAACGAATTGGAGAAGAGGAAGCTAACAAAATTACGAGAAAAGCAACTGCCCGTGGAACTGATTACCATGAGGTTGCACAAGCATACTTAGAGAATAAGGAATTGAATTGGGACGATTACCGCCCCTTATCTAAGTTGATGTTTCACCATAGCAAACCATATCTAGATAAGATAAATAATATACATGCTATTGAACGCACTCTCTTTTCTGAGTACCTTGGATTAGCCGGAAGAGTTGATTGTATTGCCGAATACGAAGGCGAACTAGCTATCATAGACTTTAAAACATCAGAAAAAATCAAACCAGAGAAGTGGTTGGAAAACTATTTCGTTCAGGAAACTGCATATGCTTGTATGTACTATGAGATGACTGGCATTCCAGTTACTAAACTCATTACTATTATGGTTACTCCTGGTGGAGATGTCAAAGTATTTGACAAAAGGAACAAAGAAGAGTATATTGTACTTCTAGTTCGTTATATTAAGGAATTTGTCACCAACAATTTATCTCACGCCAATGCCAAATGAACTAGACGAAGCATTTCAGAAAAAGTTTATGGTTCCTGCTCAATTTGCGCAGGAAATAGAAAAACTTGTGCAAGAAAATAGAGAACTGAATTACATTGATGCTATCGTCGTGTTCTGTGAAAAAAATAGTATTGAACTTGAATCAGTGCCTAAATTATTATCAAAGCCATTAAAAGAAAAACTTAAATTTAATGCTACCGAGTTGAATTTTCTTAAACGAAGTTCCCGAGCAAAACTACCTATCTAAGATGAACCGAAAGCAGGACCCCGATGATTATTGGTTCGATTGGACAATGGGTATAGATGAAATTCGTATGTTTCATAATCACCTATGCTATGCAGTCCAAACTTGGCCTGGTTCACCTGCTCGTCCTCCGGAAGAACAAGAGTTTCTTAAATTCATGAAGCAAAAAACTTTTGCCATGCTGATGGAGTATCAACTTGATCAACCCTCAGCGGAAAACGACTTTTAGTTTCAAAAAAGGGCGATAAAAAATCCCGGCAAAAAATTGCCCTATTAGGTTTTTTATTATGAAATATCGATTAGAGTTAGAACATTTGAAAGAAGGGTGTCCTGTCATGGTCACTAAACTTCCAAAAGAAATATTAGAAGAGATTGTTTCGTGGGTAAAGTATGGTAGAGAGATCAAAGATCATCCTCTATTCATGCTCAGAATACATGAGAACTATGGTAAGAATTCATATCAACTCTCTGTTCCTTCTAGGATGGTAGAAGAGTCCTTTTGGTTAGCTCTTACTTTGAGAATGACTGCTACTCTTTGTGGTGGTCATCATAGAGACTACAAAATCAGAAAGTGGGATGGTCATTTTGATTCATATGATGTCTGGTTGAACTTTTCCTATAAAGGTGATCATAATCCTGAACATAAACACACCGGTAGTCTATCTGGTGTGGTATACTGTGAGAATCCTGATCTACATTCGATTTATTTTCCTGAATATGATGTAGAATTCTCAGGGGAACCAGGCACCATGATTACATTTCCTAGTCATGTTCTGCATGAAGTCAAAGAGCAATTGACTGACAATGAACGTGTCACAATTGCTTTCAATATTATTCGTAAAGATGATGCCAATTGAATGCTATAAGACATATCTTGCGATGAAGCAACACTTCACCAAAGATAGTTACGACTACCTCAAATACTGTGGTAGAGTGAAAGCATCTGATAATGCTTTTAATAAAAGAAAGGATAGATATTTCTTTGAGAAAATGTCCAGGCAGAAAAATGATAAAGAAATTGAGCAGTTCTTTGTAGCAAACTTTTCTAGCTGTGATGATCCCCAAAGTCTTTACATGGCAGACATTGTTAAGAACGGAGAAAAAGTATATGTTGCTTGGCAGAAGAAAAACCAATCACTCTCTTACATGTTTAAGGGTGAGATAGAAGAGGTCTTTGGTGACAAGACCTTTGATGATATGTTTTCTATGAAAGAAAACAGTCACCCGCAATTAGTCAAAGAATTTTTGAAAGGAAACATATCAATTGAATCATTGATTGTTTTGGATAAGATACTTGGATACAAATCTAAGTTCGATAAGAACATGTCAGACCCAGTGTGGAAACTGATATCTTACCGTATACACAAGTATTCTCCCTTTCTAAATATTGACGTATTTCGATTTAAAAAAATTTTGAAGGAGATTATCCTATGAGTTTCTTCGATTCAGATGTCGTAAGAAAAGAGATGGTAGAGATTCAAGAACTTCAAGAAGAAGTTTATACAAAGGTCTTTGACTTCCCTTTCATGGATAAGGAAGATAGAATTGAGCATGTTCAAATGCTTGAAAAACTTCTAGACAAACAACGTGTTCTATACACACGCTTGTCACTCTCCGATGATCCTGAGGCAAAGTTGATGAAGGAGAACATCGTCAAATCTGCAAAGATGATGGGGATGCCTGAAAATATTGATATGAGCATCGTCTTCTCCAATATGGAAAAGATGCTTAAAACTATGCGCCAACAGGTTGACAAGGACCTACCTTAGGTCCTATAATACCGAAGTACACATAAGCCAAAACTACAAGCCAAATCTAATGTCTTTTTCTGATCTAAAAAAGCAGTCCCGTCTGGGATCTCTTACCTCTAAGCTAGTTGCTGAGGTAGAGAAGACCAATGTTAAGAGCAACGGTTCCGACGAGAGACTGTGGAAACCATCACTCGATAAGAGTGGTAATGGTTATGCCGTAATTCGTTTTCTACCTGCACCTGAGAGTGAGGATATTCCCTGGGCAAAGGTGTACAGCCATGCTTTCCAAGGTCCTGGTGGATGGTACATTGAGAACTCTCTGACTACTATTGGTCAGAAGGATCCTGTATCTGAGCACAATCGTGACCTCTGGAACAGTGGTAATGAAGCGGACAAAGATACTGTCCGTAAGCAGAAGCGTAAGTTGTCCTATTACAGCAACATCTATGTTGTTAAGGACTCAACTAACCCCGAAAACGAAGGAAGAGTATTTTTATTCAAATATGGCAAGAAAATCCACGACAAAATCCTTGCTGCTATGCAGCCCGAATTTGAGGACGAAACTCCTATCAATCCCTTTGACTTCTGGGAAGGTGCGGACTTCAAACTTAAAATCCGCAAATTGGATGGTTACTGGAATTATGACAAGTCAGAGTTTGATTCTGTTGCACCTCTCCTTGATGACGATGATGCACTTGAAGCAATCTGGAAGAAGCAATACTCCTTAGCAGAGTTTACCTCTCCCGCAAGTTTCAAATCCTATGAGGATCTGGAACGTCGCTTGAATCAAGTCCTACGAGTTCAACAACGTCGTGCTGTTGCTGACGAATCTTATGAAGATGAATCAGAAGGTCGTGGTAGTATTACTGCTGACTTTAACTCATCTGATATCACTCCATCTGCTCCCGTTGTGCAGTCAAAGAATGATGATGAAGATGATGCCCTGAGTTACTTTCAGAAACTCGCTGAGGCATAATTAACCGATGTTGATATTGCTAGCTTTCTTTAATTTATCGTTGATATATTGAGAAGATTGAGAGTAAGTCATTACTCTCTCGATGTCATCTAATACTATACCCAAGAAGGCAGGTCTCAAAATGTAGATCTGCCTTCTTTCATTTTGCAGACGTGTTTCATATTGCTCATTGGTTATACCATCAGTTATTTCAGATGCAATAACTTCTTTCCCCATTGCTACATCTCTGTAAGTAATAGTGAAATCTTCATCTACTTGTAATCCTGCTGGGACAATTAAATTGTCTGCTTGATCTCTGACTTCCTCTGTTTCGTAGTGATGAATCTCATTAGCTCCTACGAGACTACCATACTTATCAATCAAATGATTCTTAAATGAAACATTTGTGAGTGGCCATTCTTCCCTCACATTAATAATATTATTAACATATAAAATTACCCAATCTAAATCAGGATCTTTAAAGAATTTTTGTGCCACATTGTCTGGTCTCTCATCACCTTTAATTGTGTAGCGTGTGAATGCAGTGAAGTTCTGAAAGAAATCTTCTCTTACCTTTGCTCTCTTAAAAATATTTTTTACTTCAATGTAATCAGAACTAGAAACTTTTTCATCTAGTCTTGAAACGTAATTGAAGTTGGGTAGTTGTCTGAAATAACCCATTAGAATCCTGTGCCCTCAGCGCCCTCGTCGTTCTCATAATCTATATCGTATATAGGTTCCATCTCACTGAATGAAAATTGTAAACTGTATGCCACAGGAGAACCATCTTCATATGTCATGTATGCACCATCAGGTGTGAAGTTTACGCCAAGACCAGTGAGCGCACACGGTTTGATTTTGTTTAAGAATGGATGGTTCTGACCTTTGTGTATAAAATTAATAAGGAATACATTTGGTGTATATAAGAAGAGAGCACCACCTTTTATCTTAGGTGCCATTGCCTTCTTAAACATTCTAATAATCTGCTTACAACTCTGTGCTTCTGCTTTGTCTCTGGGAGTCAACTTGTAGTCAAAACTGAACGTTCGTAACTGAGGACCTTTGAACAAAAGTTCCATGTTACTATTCAGAACTGCACCTGTTGTTCTGGTGAGAAGGTTACCACCACCAACAATATCCTGAGTAATTTTTGCTCTGAGTGCTTTCTTTGCTTCACTTGCGTTGGCACCTAAGGCACCGCTTGCATTATTAAGAGCATTACCTATATCACCTTGAATAGCATTTTGAACTATATCCTGACCAGCTGCTTGGAATGCATTCAAAGTGTCTTCTCCAAAACTCACATTATTCTGTGAAGAAATATTCAGTGGCATGGGTAGGATGACTGATCCCACTGGACTTTGATTTTTTAATCTTCCTGATGGTCTTCCACCACCACCTTTTTCAATTATACTTGCTAATGCACCCTCTCCTCCGGGGACATATTCAATGATACTAAACTGAACGAAGTCATAGCTACCATCAATTTGACTTGCTGGATACCTTACTGTTGACCCATCAAGATCTTGAACCTCAGGGGGTTTTTGTACTACTGGTGCTGCTGGTGATGGTGCAGCACTTTCATCTACCTCTGTATCACTACCAGTCGGTGGTACTGGTGTCGTATCAATGTCTGGTTCTACTGGTATGGTCTTCCCTTTGATACTAATTTTATTTCCATATCCCATGTCTCTTAGGTTTAATCTCTGAGTAGTTGATGCGTTGTTGTTAATTATTGCTTTATTTTCGTTCTCTACTACACTTTTTACTTTTGATTGCAAATCTTTATTTAAATTTCTACTTCTGCTTCCTGAAAGACCAAGTAATTCTTTTTGTGCTGTTTGATCTCCACCAGAAAAATTTATATTTCCACCAGAAGCAGAGTCTCCGGATCCAATTATTCTACCTTTACTATCCTTTACCGTGTAGGCACCATTTTCCAACTCCGTCTCAACAGTTACTGATTTCCCATTGATGTTTAACTTGGAACTTTTCTTTGCCACAACAATCTTTTTAGTTATTTATCCACGAACGCGAAACTTTTTATATGGAAGGGTGCGGAGTGTTGATAATTCTTCTGCATTAACCCTATACATTGGACCAATAATCTCAGGAAATGTATAATTTCTTACCATATTCCAGTGATAATTAAACCCTTTGAATCCCCATCGGGTAATTTCAACGATTTCTACCAGAGGATGTTCATCATATAACAACTCAGGTGTCTTTGCTTGATATACGAAAGTATAAAATGCACCAACACTATCAGGAGCATACTCTATATCACCAAGAGCCTCCATAATTTTTAGCATCATATCATCTGGACTCTCAGTACCAACACCTGATCCAATTAATTTTTTTTGTAACTTGGCAAGACGGTTCATAAACCTAGTTCTTTTTCTGTAATGATCTTAAATTCATACTTACGATCATCACAAAATTCTTGTGCTGCCTTCCATTTTGCTTCATTGACAGCATATGTTTTCATCTCATTAAGATATCTTTTCGACCTCTTCTTGGGCGGTACAGTCTGTTTAAGCGGTTTAACTTCGATAACGTACCTCTTAATCCCTCCGTTTCTGGTTCTTGTTCTGACATAAAAGTCGGGAAAATAGCGATGAACCCTACGATCAAGAGGACTAATGTATGGAATTGCAATTTCTTCACTCCCCCATTCGAGTATATTGCTGTTTCTATCGCACCAATTCATGAATTTTAATTCCCATAGGGAACGATAAATAATCTTAGTAGGGTCACCTTTATATTTCAAGTAATTACTTGGTTTAAATTTACCCTTATAGTTCATACATAGTATATAAAGACTAAGGTATTTAGATGTCAGGTGCAGTTCCGTTTAGAAATCTAAGCACAAGTGACTTTCTTAGGCGGTTTGGACACCTTGCGCAAACCAGTCAGTTTCGTGCCGTGTTACAGGTAGGAGTTCTACCATTCACTAAGAATTTTAATCCTCAGGGTGGTAGGTTCTATGATGATCTTAGTTTCATGTGTAATTCTACATCTCTTCCTGGTTCTAGTTTCTCAACCACTGAGAACTTGCAGGATTACTATGGCATCAATCAAAAGTTTGCATATCGTAGAGACTTTGATGATCTAACTCTTGATTTTTATGTTGATGCGAAGTATCAAACTCTAAAATTCTTTGAAACATGGATGGACTATATTTCTAGCACAGGTGATTCATATTCTGTTCAAACAAATGCAGGTGCAGAATCTGACTCTGCATTTTATAGATTTAGATATCCAAAAGAAATGGGTGGATATAAGTGTAGGATTGATTTGCACAAGTTTGATAAAGATTATGATAGAACCAAAAATGATATGCTTTATAGTTTTGTTAATGCATTTCCACTCAGCATCAGTTCCATTCCAGTCTCATATGATGGAAGCGATTTGTTAAAATGTAGTGTCACCTTTACATTCGATAGATATTTTACCAACAGGGGTGGTGCTGCGATTCAATCAGATACTCAGTCTAGTTCTAGTTCTAGTTCTGGAACTAATGCTCAAAACCCT